AAAATGGAACTCATTAATGATGGGTTTAAAACTACAAGGTAAAAATGGTTTGTTTACACCGCCAACTTACAGCCACATTTATAATCTATCAACCGTTCAGATGTCTAATGACAAAGGAACATGGTTTGGATGGGAAGTTGAAAAAGATGGTCCAGTCAAAGATAAAGCAATCTATGACATGGCTAAATCTTTTGCAACAAGTGTTGGCAAAGATCAAGTGCAGGTTAAACACGGATCAGAAGATACTAAAGACTCAACACCATACTAATCGAATCCTAGGTAGTGGGCGTCGAAGCGAGAGTGGAAACGCCCATTTAAAATTATGTTTGAAAAAATATTTAAAGGATTGGAACGTGCGCATGGTTGTACCAAAGTTACAACACCAGCAGTTAATGGTGTTAAACTAAAAGGACAATCGTTTGTAGTACGTCAACCAGTCACAGAAGAATTGTGGAAGATGCACTTAGACGGTACGCAGAGTCTAGGCATTATACCTATTAACGAAGATAACCAATGTGTGTGGGGATGTGTAGATATAGATTCATACGCAGGTTTTGATCACAAACAATTAATAGATAAGATAAAACAATTTAAACTGCCTTTGGCTGTATGCAGGTCAAAGAGTGGAGGAGCACATGTCTTTCTCTTCTCCGCAGAACCGGTAGCAGCAGAAAGAATGAGAGATAAACTAACGGAAATAAAAACATTATTAGGATACGGCGGATCAGAAGTTTTTCCAAAACAAATACAATTAAAATCAGCAGATGACACAGGAAATTTTTTAAACTTACCATACTTTGGTGGTGATCAAACAACACGTTATGCATTTAGAGAAGATGGAGAAGCTGCAACATTAGAAGAATTCTATACGTTATACGAAGAAATAAAACAATACGATCTTGATTTTGTAAAAATAGAAAGGCCTCAATCAGAATACTCTGATGCACCACCATGTATAGAACTTATGGCTATGAATAAAATACCAGAGGGCGGTAGAAATAATTCTATGTTTCATTTTGGTGTGTACGCTAAAAAGAAATGGCCGGCAGAATGGAAAAGCAAGATGACATTGTTTAATGCAACTGCATCAACTGTACCATTGAGTGAATCTGAAGTAGAAATAATAAAACGTCAACACGATAAAAAAGAATGGGGTTACAAATGTAATGATACTCCTATGTGTAACTTGTGTGATAAAAAATTATGTAGAGAAAGAAAATTTGGTATTGGTGAGGAGATAGTATTTCCTGCATTAACTGATTTACAAAAAATTAAATTAGAAAAACCATATTACTATCTTAACGTAGATGGTGAACGATTACACCTGGAGAATGTAAAATTTTTAAAACAACAAAGTTTATTTCAAGAAGCATGTATGGAACAGTTGGACTTTAAACCACCAACAGTAAAACCAAAAGATTGGGACATGATAATAAATCCACTAATGAAAAACCACGAACCAATAGATCCACCAGAAGGTGTGACTACACAGGATCAATTACAAAATCACTTAGAAGAGTATTGTCTAAACAGACAAGTATCGACAGATAAAAACGATCTTAAAAAAGGTGGTGTGTGGACTAACGAAGGCTATCATCATTTTGTATTTGATAGATTTTACAATCAGTTTTTAATTAGAAAACGTTGGGACGTACCATACTCACGTACAGCGCAGATGTTAAAAGAAACATGTAACTGTGATGACAAACGTATTGGTAAAGAAAGAATTTCTGTATTTGTAGTTAAACAATTTGATAAAAAAGAAGATGACTACAATCAAAAAGAATTAAAACCGAAGGATATATTTTAATGGGACAATCTTTTTATCATAAATATTTAGTAGGTCCTTTAACAAAAAAACAAATGACTAAAAAAAGATGGAATGATAAAAATAAAGAATACAAAAATGAATGGAACAGAAAGCATAGACCCAGAGGAACTAGTGACTATATGCAAAAACTTAAAGTTGAAAATCCTATTAAATATAATGAAATTTTAAAAAAAAATAAAGAGAGACAAAGAATGTATAGAATGACCGAAGAGGGGAAATTAAGCAATTCGTTATCTTGTAAAAAATATAGAGAAAAATGTAAAGCAGAAGGAAGACCTGTACGAGGAGGATCTGGAAGTAGTTCTTATAACCCTGTTCTTGCTAAAATAAGAAGAGATAAACATAAACGTGAAAAATCAAATTATTGGATTTCTAATAATCTTAGAAAAATTATTCATGGAGTTTTTAGAAGAAGAAGTAGTTTAAAATATAAAAATTTAAGATCACAAGAACTTTTAGGAGATAGTTTTGAAACAGTTCGTGCACACATAGAATCTTTATTTAAACCAGGAATGTCTTGGGATAACTATGGCAAATGGCACATGGACCACATAATACCTTGTGTTTCTTTTGATTTAAAATGTCCAGTTCAACAATTAGCATGTTGTCATTATAAAAACTTACAGCCATTGTGGGCTTTTGATAACATGAGTAAAGGCAGTCAAATTTTATGAGAACAATAGTATTAGGACCACCAGGTACAGGTAAAACTACAACTTTGTTAAATAAAGTTGATGACTATCTTAAACAAACAGATCCTGACAAGATAGGTTATTTTGCATTTACACAGAAAGCTGCGCACGAAGCAAGAGATAGAGCAATTAAAAAATTTAATTTAACAGAAGATGATCTACCATATTTTAGAACGCTACACTCACTAGCATTTAGAAAGTTAGGATTAAAAAAAGATCAAGTAATGCAGCCCAGACACTACAAAGATCTAGGTAAGAAGTTAGGTTTTCCTGTAACATACGCTGACTATCAAGAGGATCAGGGTGGTATCTTTACATCGGATAGTGAGTATTTAAGAATTATACAACTAGCACAACTACGAAACATTACACCAGAACAACAGTTTGATTTACAAGAACACACACAGGATTTGGAAAGAGATCAACTTAGAATTATACACAACGAGTTAGCAAGATATAAAAAAGAATATAATCTAATAGATTTTAATGACATGATAATAGAGTTTACAAAATCAGATAAGTCACCAAAGTTTGACGTAGTGTTT